TAGAGAACAACTAGTTAAGCAAGTTCAAGCACAAGTTGAAGAACAAAATACAAAGCAATGGAATGCACAATTAGAACACTTTAATAAAACCATTCCAGAGATGATACCTGACTTTAATGAAAAGACAGCAACTGCAATAAGAGAGTTTGCGATTGCTGAAGGTATACAACCAGAAGTTTTAGATACAATAACTGATCCTATTATTGTAAAGTTTGTAGATGACTACAGACGGTTAAAGCAGGGAATAACTAAAGGCAGTGCCAAAAGAAAAGCAACTGCTATAAAGAAAGCTCCTGTACGTAAAGCCAAAACTAAGTCTCAAAAAGAAGTAGACTATGAGACAAAGATAAGGCAACGAGCTTTTGCTGAAGATTCTTCTAACGAAGATCAAATGGCATTTCTTCGAGGACTTGCAGAAAAATCATTAAACTTTTAATACCTCGGAGGGTATAATACAATGGCTACATTAGGTGTAAGAGCCTCTGGCGGACCACAAGGTCCAAGGAGAGCTACCGATGCAAACGTCTCTCAAAGAGAAGACCTTGCAAATTTTATTACGATGATAACAAGAGATGAAACTCCTTTTATGTCATCAATCGGAAGTGCGAAAGCAACTGCTATTTATCACGAATGGCAAACAGACAAATTAGAAGTTCCAGGAAACTCAACCATCGGAGAAGGTACAGACTATCTAGAGCCTTCAGCTTCTGGTGGTGGAGGAGTATCTACTGACGGTGCTTTCTTTAATAAATCAGGTCCAAACAGAACCAGACTAGGTAACTACACACAGATCAATGGTAAAACTATTGCTGTGTCAGGAACTAGAAGAGCTGTAGACCAAGCTGGTGTTGCAGATGAATATGCATACCAATTAAAGAAAAGAGGTACAGAGCTAAGAAGAGACGTTGAGCATGATATGATTCATTCTTTTAACGTATCAGCTGCTGTCGGTGCTCAAAACGGAACTGCAAGAACTGCAGGTGGATACCAAGCTTTCATCAATAGCACAGACACTGTGAACTATGTTGGTGAGTGGGCTGCTCCAGCTACTGCTGGTGATGGTACAGGTAAGATCAGATCTTCCTTAACAACCACTGCTGTACCTGCAACTGGTTCTTTATCACTTTCAGAAATTGATTCTGTTATGCAGAAGATTTATGAAGAAGGCGGAAAAGCAACTAAGATCATGATATCACCAAAGTTAAGAAGAGATTTCTCAGACTTAATGATCAGTGATACTGGTGTTGTAAGAAATATAGATGAAAAAGGAAAGCTAAGACAGTCAGTAGACGTATATATGTCAGACTTTGGCGATCTAATGGTTGTACCTAACTACATTATGGGATTAACTAATAACGTTCAGTTCCAAAATTCAAATAGTACTCCTGCTAATATTACTTCAACAACTAACGTTGCTAACTTTTCAGCACTTATTTATGACCCACAGTGGTTCGCTATGGCTTCACTAAGACCTTTAAAAGAGGTTGACGTAGGACAGAAAGGTGATTCAACTGTCGGTATGATGGTTGAAGAGTCAACTTTAGAAGTACGTAACCCATCAGGTTGTGGTGCTATCTACGGTTTAGCTTAACTGTTATAAGGGGAAGTCAACATGGCTTCCCTTTTTTTATATAGGAGTATATAATGGCAAATAAAAAACCAGGAGGATTCGATCCATTAAAAAAAATGAATCCTAAAAAATCTAATAATTTTAAATCTAAGAATAGTAAAGATCTTAAAAAACCTAAAGGAGTAGATCCTTTAAAAACAGCGAATCCACAAACATTTGGTCAAGCCTTTGCAGCAGCTAGAAAAAAATTAGGTGCTGGAAAAACATTTATGTATAAAGGTAAAAAATACACTACTAATAGAGCAGATGATAAAAAGAAAACAGCTACTTCTTCTGTTAAAAAGCCTACAAAAAATTATGGCATGGGCATGGTAGATAGTCTTTCAAAATCAAAAGTAAAACAAGGACCACCTAAAGGTCCACTTAAACCAAAGAAACGTAGTTTTTTTGATAGATTTAAATCTGACTTTAAAAAGGCAGTAAAAGAAACTAAAAGAAATTTTGGTATCAAAGAACCTGAAAAGAAAAATACTATGGATTTTGGAGCTAAGAAAAAGAAAGCATCAGCACCTATGTACGAAAGCAATGGTACAATGGGTGGAGTTAAGAAATCTAAATATTACAGCGGAGGCGGTACAGTCTTTACAGGGAGATAAATATGCCAGGAACAATGACACCTAAAAAAGCAATGAAAGAGTATAAAGGAAATTATGCTGTTGACAAAAGCGGTGTAGTAAAAATTATGCCGAAAGGTAAAAAGAAAGCACAATACAAATACATGGGTGGCAAAATAGATGATGCTAATTATGCCAGCTGTGGTGCTAATATAATGAGAACTAAATAAGAGGTATTAAAATGCAATATATAGAACATATATCAGCTACCAATGTAGTTACACATGTTCCTGTTACTAGTTGCACCTTTAGAGTTACAGAAGCTGCAACTTCAGTTAGCGGTAATAGTGGCACTAAAGTAGGTGCAACAAGAAAGGTTACACACTTTTCTTTAAATACAGCTAACGGTGGACCAACTGTGCCTGCATTAGTATTGGGTTCTGGAGTTAAAGCTAGACTTGGTTATTTCAATAACAACGGTCACTTTAATTACATAACAGATGAAAATTAAAGGAGATAGAGGACATGGCAAAGGAAAATAACTTTGTCTTTTCAAGTGCCACTGTAGATCAAAAAGAAAGCATAAAGGCTGATTTTGATTTACAGACTGGCGATTGGGAAGCAAAACAAAACGTAGATCAATATATAGAACATGCTAAAAATGAAAGAGATAGGCAAGATTATTTTGGAAGAAGTAAAGGTGGCTACAGAAAGATGGCTACAATACCAGATATAGTTGCTATTGAAATATTACAAAACCATAAATTAGATTTGCATGATCCAATGTTTATGAGCAACCCAGCTAATTTAACTAAGCTAAAAAAGATTTTGACAACAGAATATCGTGATTTAGTGATTAACACTTAGGAGTAAGATATGGCATTAACATATACGGAACTCACTACATTAGTAAGAAACTGGTGTAACAGAGACGAAGAGGTTGTTAGCGATGCAATTATTAAAGATTGTTTAAGATATGCTGCAGATAAAGCTTATAGAACACTTCGTGTTCCACCTTTAGAAAATGTAGCAATATATGAAAAATCATTATTAGAATCTGCAACTGCTCAAAACCAACTTGGACTCACAACTACTGAATTACAGTTACCTTTCGATCTGATAGAATTTATACAAATAAAAGAATTAGATAGTGATAATAAAACAATAAGAGTTTTTAATGAAAAGTTAGATATAAGAACATTTAACGATGTTAATGCAGAAAAATATTCTAATATGAATTATTGGGCAAGACAAAGAAATCTTGTATTCCTAAGCCCAGGATTTAATAATAGAGGAAAAGCTAATAGTATAGAATTATTATATTATAGAAGATTACCTGCATTAAATGCTTTATATGCAGTGACAGTTTTAAACTACAATGCTGGTTTTTTGACAACATCAGGTGCTGGTGCAGGAATTGAAAATTCTGCATTACTATACTTTAATAGTAACACGAGTACAACAGCATATGCTACTAGTGCAGAAGCTCAAGCAGCAGATCCTGCAGGTACAGTTACAAGTACATATTATATAGGAACACTTGTACCTAATTGGCTCAGAGATCAAAATGAAAGAGTATTATTATTTGGTGCTCTTGCAGAGATATTTGCATTTACACAAGAAGATGATCAGGCACAAAAGTATAATACAATGTTCTATAATGAGATAAAAGAATTGAATGATGAAGATGAAAAGAGGAATGCATCTGGTGGTAATGTTCAAATAAACTTTAACGGAAGAGGGTTAATATAATGACAACTGCAGCAAGACCTGGACAATTTACAGGTGCAACAGATAACTCATCTAGTGGTGGTTTATTTGGCGATACAAAGATAGATGGTATTCCTGATTTAGTTGGTGCAGACGTTCTCGCAGCTCAAACAGCAGCTACTAATGCGGCTACATCGGAAACAAATGCTGCTACGAGTGCAACTAACGCAGCTACATCAGAGACTAATGCAGCAGCAAGTGCCTCAGCAGCAGCTACAAGTGCTACATCGGCAGCTACAAGTGCAACCAATGCAGCAACAAGTGCTAGTACAACTGCAGCAGATGCCGCAACAGCAACAGCTCAAGCAACTGCGGCAGCTACGAGTGCTACTAATGCAGCATCCTCAGAAACTGCAGCAGCAGCGAGTGCAACTAGTGCGAGTACAAGTGCATCTACAGCAACTACACAGGCTAACAATGCAACAACAAACGCATCATTGGCACAAACATCAGCTACTAATGCAGCTACAAGTGAAACTAATGCGGCTACTTCAGCTACAAATGCAGCTACTAGCGAAACTAATGCAGCTACTAGTGCAACCAATGCAGCTAATAGTGCCAGTGCAGCATCTACTAGCGAAAGTAACGCAGCAACTTCTGCAACTAATGCCAATACAAGTGCTACAAATGCCGCTACAAGTGCTACTGCTTCAGCCACTAGTGCAACAGCAAGTGCTAATAGTGCAACAACAGCTACTACACAAGCAACAAACGCAAGTAATAGTGCAACAGATGCACAAGAGTGGGCAGTACAAACAACAGGTATTGTAGATAGTACAGACTACTCATCTAAAGCATGGGCGATAGGTGGTACAGGGGTAACAGACAGTGCAGGTGCAGGTAGTGCTAAAGATTGGGCAACAGATACAACTAATCAAGTAGATGGTACAGAGTATAGTGCTAAAGAATATGCTATTGGAGTACAATCAGGTAACACTAACGGATCAGCTAAACAATGGTCGCTTGGTGGTGGTGCTAGTTTTAATATTGCTACAACAGTAGACGGTACTAATTATTCAGCAAGATATTGGGCAGATCAAGCAGCAAGTACTGTAGCTAACTTTGATGAAAAATATTATGGTAATTATGCAACAGATGCAGCAGCAGAAGATGCACATGAAGCAGCAGGAAAAACAGTGACTGTTGGTGATCTATATTACAACACAACACTTAATGCAGTGCGTTATTGTCAAGTCGCTCCTTCAGGTTCAGGAACACCTGTAGGTACTTGGGCATCAATAGCACAACAAGATTTATCAAGCTATGCGACAAATGGATTTGCAATAGCAATGGCAATAGCTTTATAGGAGAATATAATGGCACAAAATTTTAGAAGATATACTCTACAAGGAGTAGGTACAGTAGCTGCTGATATTCCTGATGGAGCTAACTTTGATTCATATGATACTCTTGTAGGCATTCATATGACTAACACATCAAGTAATGCAATACTTGTCGATTGTTATATTAATGATGGAACAAATAATGTATACTTAGTTAAGAACGCACCCATAGCAACTGGAGGTGCTTTACAAGTTTTAGATGGTGGAGCTAAAATAGTAGTTCAATCAGGCGATAGACTATATGTTAAATCAGATACTGCTTCATCTTTAGATTGTTGGGTATCGGCAGTAGATGCAATTAGTTCATAGGAGAATAAGATGGGATATGTAGGTAATCAAAGCAGTAATGCCTATAGTAGTATGATTAAACAAGATATCACTGGTAACGGTGGTACAACTTATACTTTATCATATGCTGTAGCTAACTCTAATGAAATAGAAGTATTCGTTAATAATGTGAGACAAGAGCCTACAGATGCTTATTCTGCAGTTAATACTACACTTACAATGACAGGTAATGTATCAGCTAGTGATAACTTTTATGTGGTTTATATAGGTAAAGCTTTACAAACAGTTGTACCACCTGATGGAAGTGTAGGTACAGCTCAGTTAGC